CTGGCGTTGTGCCGATCTTCGAGTACGCTCGGGACAGTGCCGACGCGAACAACGATATGCGTGTAGCCATGGGCGGTCTTGCGTGTGAATGTTCCGAACGGCGTAACTGCGGTGAGCTTCTTTGCTGCTGGTGCGTATCCCATTGTTCCTGCTCCTGTTCGCTTGGTTAGATACATCCTAACCGATCGGATCAGGTTGTGCGCGTTTTGTTGGGACCAATTTCGGACCAATTTCTCAGTCGATGTTTGAGCGCTCCCAGAGGTACACCACTCCGACTCCGATGCACATTCCGATGGCGAGAAACGGGTGTCCATGAATGATCGCCGTCAGGCTACAGAACGCGGCTCCTGCTGCCGCGATGTATACGTTGCTACTCACCAGCCGTGCACGGCCCCAAGAATAGCGTGGCGCTCACCACTAACGTCGTTCCGTCCGGCGCATCATCCGGTATAGATACCCCGACTTTATCCGTTCCGACCACCCTGGCGATTTGCTGCTTCCCGTTCACGCTTAGCTGCGTCGCGTCTGCAAACGAGATCGTCGCTCCTCCCTTTTCTACGGTAAACGACAAGCTCTCATAATGATCGCCAAACTCGAATCCGGCATCCGCGTCCATCCTCGGCGATTCACGCTTGCACCCGTAACACTCGCTCATTCCTGCTCCTCCTGTTCGTTCTCTATCTCCGCGTCCAGCATGGTCCGATATTGTCGGTCCACGGTCCGGTCAAAGAGCCGCATCGCGGCCTGCTCATCCGGTTCCCCAGGCTCCGGTACTGGCTCCAACGGCTCGCCCGATCCTTCCGGATTCTCACTCATTGATCGGCCTTTCTGTCCATCGCTTTTGATACGGTTCAGGTCCGGTTAATTGAATTTGCCGGTGATATGAGAATACCGCTGCCCGGATTCTCCCGTCAGATTTCAACACAGATCGCTCACAGCGAACGTCCGTACCTTTTGGGTCGTCGAATCGCTCACCGTGACTTGGCGAAATCAATGTCATTCACCAGGATCTGTTTCACATCCGTTCCAAGAACGGTCACGCCGCCCTGCTCTATTCTGAACGCCGCTAAGCGGTCAGCGATCAGCCTGGCAACGCTGTTCGCGTGCTCGGTGTTTCTTACTCCGTCAATCGTTACGGCGATGGTGATATGCGCCTCAAACTCCGGCATCAGTCCGCCTTCCCGTTCCCGCTTCCCGCCGGGACTCTCCCGTCGTCGGGAAGTTTCCGTACCGGCGGTCCGGCGGTCTCCTGCAGAATCGCTCGTACAAATGCGTCCCCGTCAATGCTGTACTTCTCCGCGACGCGATGCAGGACGGCAATGGTCCGCCCGGCATCTTCCTCCGCATCATCCTTCTCATTCTCCGGTATGGCGGCGTCCTGTTCCTCGGCTGATGGCTCATCCGGCGCCGGCTGCGATGCGGCCGCGATGTCGAGTGCGGTCTGCCAGGCTCCATCCCGCGGCTCCGCTTCCACCGCATCATGGTCGGTGACAGCGAGGCTCGCCTCGTCCTGTTCGGTCCATCCTGCCGCCAGCTTCTCACGCTCATTGGCGATCTGCTGCTGCTCGCCGAGTGCGTCTCGAAGTTCCTCGCCCTTCCGGTTCATGGCGAATTCAAATTTCACATCCGCCAGGATGCCGTTCGCTCGAAGTCCGTATTCCAGAACGGTCTTTATGGCGGTCTCGGCTAAGTGTTGGAGCGCTCGAACTCCGCCCATGTATTTCTCATACTGGCGATTCGCCTGCGTCTCCGTTGTGCTCTCCGATATGGCCATCATAAACGGCATCGTCTTGAGCGCTCGCACGCTCATCCGCTCCAACGCCTCGATGATGGCGCTCCACCCGCCCAGGCTCTCCGCATCCATGGTTCCCACCGGCTTGTTGAGCTTGACCACACTGGTATGGACAAAGGCGTCATCCGGCTCTAGTGCCGCATACGCCTTCGAGATTGCGGCCACGATGTTGTTTACCCATATGGTGCGCGCGTCTGAATCCTCTTCCAGATCACTCGGCATATCATTCGCGAGCATTTCGAGATCAATCTCGATATCCGGCCTCGGATAGCCCTGTTGCGAGATGACTCTCCGGAGGTCGTGCAGCATGCCGAGAATGAATAGCGCCGTATAGAGTGCGCTGCTGACCATTGGACGCCCGTACGGGTTCCCAGGCATCGGATCCAGTGGAATGTACTTGATGGTCGGAAGATCGTAGCTCTTCCAATTCTCCACTTGCGTTGCGTCCTGAACGCCAGGCTCAAAGACGAGTCCTCGAACCGGATCGTCTCTCCGCTTGAATCGCACAATGGACGGATCCGGCGTCGCGAGATCAACTAATGTGCGGCCATCCTTCCCAATGACGAGTTCCAGGAACACCCCACCCCGCATGAACGTCCCGGTATGGAGTCGTCCTAATGGGACATCGACCGTGCCATAGAGCGATGGCAGCGTTTTGTTCAGGAACTGATCGACGATCTGATAGCCGGCCTCGTGGCGCTGACCTTCCACCCCCGGCACATAGACGTCATATTCCCATCCGGGATTGAGATCGCGCATCCAATCAAAATAGGCGCGACTGATATCTGGACTCAGGTCCACCAGGAGTTCGGTCAAACGCTCCGGCGTGGTGCGGTCAAATGTGTTGCTATCGAGTTCCGATATGCGCCAGTCCCGCTCGGCGCTCGGCGGACTTACCACCGTGAAGAATCGACCGAAGAACGGCTGCCCGATAACGCTGCTATCGGTGGTGACCCGGAGGCGTCGTCCGCTCCCGTCGTTCAGATGGCGAACAATGGTCTTCTCGCCGTGTGCCGCTATGTCCTGCTTTTCCTGATCGGTCTTCGGCTTACTTGGCTTCCTGCGCGCCTTCGCTGCTGTCGCCATCGCTTCTCACCCCCGGTCTGCCTCGATCTGTGTGCCCCGATTCTAGCAGGCCGTGCTCCAGCTGTATTTCCTGGCGATCCGAAGGATCAAGGTATCCACGCTGGCGCATTGATCGATACCGATACTCGTACCGCTTCAGCGTGGCGTTGTATTGCTTCTCGATCCGTCCCTCCTCCTCGAATGTGGCGAGTTCGTTTAGGACCGGACTCACCGGCATTGGGATATCGTCCCCAATGAGCCATCGCAGGAACCACGGCACCGGCTCCGGTGTCGCGTAGGCTATTTGTGTCGGCGACATCCAGCCTCCATCCCCGCGTAAGGTATCCAATACCAGCTCGGCTCGCTTGTTCCGTTTTGCCATGCGGACTATCGCCTTTCACTCTTTTGATCTGTCAGGAATGCCAACGCCATCTGACTATCTGCCGTGCACGGATTTTCAATCGCTTGATCTTCCGCCATATCTGCCAGCGCCGCGTGACCACCTTGCCATGCACGGATTCACCATTCCAATCGAAATCTATCCGCCAGGTGTGCCAGTAACGCGTAACTTTTGCCATGCACGGCTACCCTCCGAATCTCGAATCCTTGGCTCCGCCCGTTACCACCACGCCGAGTCCGCTCCCCTTCCCGCCCTTCTCTGTCAGGATACGCCGTGCGACTTGATCGTATGCACAGGCGTGGAACGTGTGATCTGGCCGCGTGTGGACCCAGGCGCTCCGCGGCTCGCCCTTCCGATCCAACACCGTGACACGCTGGCTCGCGGTCATATGCTCGATTACTTCCGGGTCGTTATGGATGGCCGCTGGCCAATGTTCCTCCTGCTTCTGGATGACGGCGAGTACCGTATCAAGTGCCATGGTCCGATTGATACTCACCCGCTTACTCTCCAGGATCTTGTCCCGCTCCGGTGCGTATAAATTCCCCTTGAGTGCCAAGGCTCCCTCAGGATAGATCGCTCCCGCTCCCCTGCCCGGGTATCTCGATACAACGCTATCGGTCAATCGCGTCTCCGGCATGGCGTCCATAACGAACATCCTCGGGCGGAACTGATCGATCTTTGCGCATAGCTCCTTCTCGGTCCTGACCCACCCCACTTCCCGCACGTAGATCTCGCCATTGGTTCGACTCTTACTGCTGACACGGTAGTGCAGGCGTGCTCCAACGTCGATCCCCATGGTCGTCTGGATCCATTCGTGCCTCGGGAGTAATCCGTTCTCTAGCTCGGCGCTGAGCGCTTGCAGGAGTTCCCGTGTGACACGAACGCCACCGCTCGAGTATGGCATTCCAAGATCGGATCGGTAGAACTCCTCGATCTCGGTCGGTTCCTCCTTGATGGCGGTCAGGGCAAAGGCTTTCAGATTCACGACCGGGTATGCCAGCGCCGGCATCCAATAGCCGCGCGTGAGGTCATGGCTCGGCGCACGGCTGACCCACTGCCCGGGCTCGGTCCGCTGTACGTCATCCACCGGATCGCCACAGCCCGGGCAAATGAGTTCCACCCG